CGGTGATCCGTGCACTCGTAAGCTCCAGTACCGATACATGGGCCAGCAGAAAGATACTGACAAAGGGTTCCCTGCGAAGACTTTGCGAACATTTGCTCTGGGTCATACCATCGAAGATCTGATGATCATGTACTTTCGTGATGCTGGATTTGACCTGCGCACAGAGAAGTATGGCGAACAATTTGGATTCGACACGGCGGACGGCGAAGTTCGTGGTCACATCGACGGTGTAATATGTGGCGGTCCATTACACCTCTCGTATCCAATGCTGTGGGAGTGCAAGTCCGCATCGGATAAGAAGTTCAACGAATTTGTTCGTAAAGGTGTGGCGGAGGCCAACCCAGTCTACGCAGCACAGATCGCGCTGTACCAAGCCTACATGGACTTAGCTGAGAACCCTTGTGTGTTTACGGTTCTGAACAAGAACACAAGCGAGGTCTATATAGAGTTGGTGCCGTTCGACGCAGAGCTTGCACAAAAGACCAGTGATAAGGCTGTGCAAATTCTGGAGGCTACTAGGGGTAATGACATCCTTCCGCGTATCGCGCAGAATGACGACTTTCACATTTGCAAGTGGTGCGAGTTTCGTAATACTTGCTGGCAAAAAGAAGGGGCGGCATGAACCGCCCCATAGGAAACCGAATGCTTGATAGGAGACAATATAATGAGTGTGGTGAGGTTTGGCAACACTACATCTGGTAGGTCAGCCCATGATCTAGTCGAAGAGATATCTAGAAAAGTTCCGAAGTCTGAGCAGATTCGCATTCTGCAAGACACGTTCCCTGCCGGTCGTATTCACGGCAAAACATTCTACATAGGCTCATTGCTGGGCGACTCTGGCAAGTCGATGAAGATCGACATTGATCCGTCGTCACCTAACTTCATGCGAGGCCAAGACTTCAATGGCGGCGTCGGGGTAGGCGGGATCGTAAAGATTCTGATGCACGGCAGAGATATGAAGTTGGGCGAGATCAAAGAGATGTTCTCGGACTATCTGGATAGTCTTGAGCCGCAAATTGTTCGGGATAATGCTCCAATCGAGCATCCGATCAAGACACAGTACAATGCCAATACGCCGTATGACGCGCAGTACATTTACACCAACGCAGACGGTGAAGTGTTGGTTACGGTGCGCCGGTACAATGTGAAGGACATCACGGGCAATCCGCTGCTTAACTCTGCCGGAAAGCCAAAGAAAGAATTCAGGCCGTTTGTCGAGGGCGTTGGTTACTCCAAGTTCCCTGATATCCGCCCCATGTACAATATCCCGAACATTTTGGCATCGGAACGGGTGATTTGGGTTGAGGGCGAGAAGTGTGCCGACTCTCTCAATGAGGCGGGTTACACGGCGACATGCACGATTGGTGGGGCTGGCGCGCTGACCAAGAAGACATCGGCGCAGTTCGACTTCTCTCCATTGCAAGGCAAGGAAGTAATCCTGTGGCCTGACAACGATCCTGCTGGCAAGAAGCTGGCTGATCTGATTCAGGATTTGGCTTTGGCTGCTGGTGCGAAGTCGGTAACGATGCTGACACCGCCCATGGGCAAGCCTGAAGGGTGGGACGCATCGGATGCAATCAGCGAAGGCTTCAACATTGAAAGCTTTCTTAACACCAAAGCAAAAGTCACAAAGACGAACATCAACCTGCTGGATGATACGTTCTCTATCGCTCGGTTCGAGGGCGAGGCACCCGAACAAAAGTTCCTGATCGAAGGCACATTCCCTATGGGCGTGCCAATCATCTTTGCTGCTGCCGGTGATTCGGGCAAAGGCATGATGACTCTCGACATGGGCATGAAGATCGCATCGGGCAAGCCAATGACTACAGCTTTCGGTGGTCTGGTCAAAGAGTTCGGCAACGTGGTCATTTTCACGGCAGAAGATGACGAGGCTGAGATGCACCGAAGAATTGATCGTATGGATCCGTTTGGGGCTAGGCATGGCTATATCCATGATCTAAAGGTCGTACCTCTGCCAAATGTCGGCGGTGTGTTTCCGATACTGACAGAAAGTCACGGTGACTTCTCGACATCTGAGGAGTTCGAGAAGATATACGAACAAGTGTTACAGATGCAGAATCTGAAGCTCATTGTGTTCGATCCACTCGCATCTTTTGTACACGCTGACGTTAACGCTGATCCGGCTGCTGGTGCTGCTCTGACTGGTCTACTGGCCAAGATGGCTACTGAGACTGGCGCATCCATACTGCTCTGTCACCACATGACGAAGATTAAGGAAGACGCTGTGGTTAAGACGCCGGAGCAAGCTCGCAATCTTATTCGGGGTACGTCTGCTTTGGTTGACGGTGTGCGCTCTGCTTTCGCCATATGGCAGGTCGATACAGTTCGGGCCAAGAAGATGTGTGAGCGCCTTGGTGTGCCGTTCCAACGTAACACCTGTTACGACGGCGCAGTGGTGAAGTCCAACGGGCCAGCCCAGAGAAATGTTCGCCATTTCATTCGGGACATGAACACGGGGCTGCTGACTGACCGCACAGAAGAAATCACGGCGATGAACACGGGAACCGCTCTGGAGGCAAAGCTAGATGCCATGTTCCAGTGGATCACAGACTGTGAGAACAACGGCATTGCGCTGACCCACATGAGCGGCAACAACGCAGTACACAGACGGTCTGAGGATGCTGATGCCCCTGATGTATTGCGAGGCGTAAGCAAAAGCTCTCTGGAGAAATATGTTCGGGATTTGCAGGACGCTGGCCGCATCGACAAGTTTCAGCTTACGCCAACCGGAGGTCGGGTCTGGCTTGGGGCAGTTGATGGGCCTATGAGTCGGGGCGAATATGAAGCAACAACGGCAAGAGATAATGTGTGATGGGGGTTGCAAAGATGGAAATGATTGCGTATATATATCGGGATAGCTAGGAAACCTCCTAACTGTTCGGTTGATGCTACGGCGGTGGACCCCCTAACTGGTTCGCCGCCGTAGTTTTTTTATGACTCGTTTACGAGCAATTGTTCGGCTTCCACACTCCGCTGCTCACTTCGCAGCATCTCCATGCCCACCTGCTGACACCGCAGCGCCATGTCCAGCATTTGTTCGGCTGACATCTCCACAATGTAAACCTTGCCACCCGCACTGACTGCCATGCCGTCATTGCGTGGGATGATTAGTACCTTTTCCATTTTGCCCTCCTAACTGTACTACATTCTTGCCCCATACTTTGTAGCACATGTCATGCCCGCTAATTAACTGCAAATAGCGGGCATATGCCGTGCCGCATAATTAACCGCAATTACGCGGCACAAAACTGCACAGGTTTTTGTCCATGAAAAAGGGGTTGACTTTAGCAATCATTGCATATATATTAAAGATACCGTTAATGATGACGGCAATAGAAGAAGGACAAAACAAATGGACAATCTGCTGATTGACGAATTGATCAAGATCCTGAATGGGATCAAAGAAACAAACCGCACCATGGAAATGGGTGACGTACAGGCAAGCCCCGACTTTGAAAGGGATTGGTACCGTCCAGCGGAACGTGAACAAGATGCGCTGATTTCAAAGCTCATCTCAACCATCAAGCAGAATGTGGATAGCATTGCTTGGAAAGACTAAGGGAGTGGGGGCGCAAGCCCCCTTTTATTTTTTTTGTTGACTATTGCATTCAATGCGATTAACTATACATAACTATCAATCAACCGAGGAATAGACCAATGAATAGAGACATCACGATTAACTACAGTCCTTCTGAGCTTTGGTGGAAGACCACCCTTGAAGACTTGTGGGTCACCATCCTTGAGGGTGGCAGTAACTATTGGGTGGATAAGATCGAATACGACAAGCCTGAGTGGGCTGATGCCACGCATCTGAAGAATGGCGCGCATCTCGCAGAAAACTTTGAGGTGACGATTTACCATAATGGTGAATACGGTGATTTCGATGGCGAGAAGCGTGAGTTCACCAGTGAGGTTACCAAGGTCAAGACATTCGACGTTATCTACTACGGCATTAAAATGCTGTCTGATGACGTTAAGATGACCATCATGAACAATGGTGATTGGGACGCGAACGACGCTGACCACATCTTCCAGCTTGGCGCATTTGGAGAGGTTCGTTATGGCTAACAAGATTGATCAAGGTGTTCATCTGTTGCTGACGCATGACGAAGCGCAGGCAATTCTGCAATCCATGATCGCAGGTGAGTATGACTACCTGAACACAGAAACTTGGGATTTTAACTACAGTCCAGAGCAAGAAAAGCTTTTTTCTTTGTGGGCCAGCATTCGGCGCAAGATCAAAGATGAGCTTCTGGATAGTGCGGAGCATGCGACATGAGTAAGGTAAAAACAAGTGGCAGATCAACCGGCTTACGGAAGCAACGCAAAATGGGGCCTCGGCTCAACGTCCCGCCTACACCGACAGATCGGCTGAAAAAAATGTTCGACGCCGCTCCCGGTTTCGACAAGGTCGTGCCTGACTTTCTGAATGATGGCCCTACGCTGGCCAATTCAGTTCTGGGCGGACTTGCTGAGCCGAGGCGTGGTATGGCTGGTTGGCAAGGCGGTAAGATTGCTGAAGCTATGCGCCGCAACATGCAGGTCGAGATCGCCACATCACAGAAGTTCGTCGTGGACAAGAGCCTGATGACTGAGGTGATGACCGCATCAATGGTGCGGCCAAAGAAGCTCCTCGAAATGCTGCACAGGGGCATCCCTGCTTTCGACAACATGTTTGTCGAGTGGGATGAGTTTGACGCACAAGAGGCGCGCCATAGGGCCATGAATAAGTATGTGCCAAACATGTATGTGGAGTGGAAGCCTGACGAACGCCTTAAAGGTGAGAAGCGCGGCTTTCACATTCAGCGCATCAATGATGCCGTCCTGTATACCAAGTGGGGCTACACACACATGGATGGCGACACAAAGATCGCCTCATGGCCGCTGGGCTACCGCATCTCTAACGATGACATCCTGACCAACGAGATGATCTATGGCGATGGTATCCATTCGCCAAAGCATGAAAATGACATGCAGGAGCATCGTGAGAAGTTCTTCCGGCGCATGATAGCTGAGTGGTACTACGGCAATCACGAAGACGTAAAAGTTCAGCGGTTCTTCTTGGATCAGATTATGATGAGAACCGCTGTGATACAAACCGCGCCTATGCACTGGCTTGTTGACGAAGGAAAGTTCCGAGAGGGATGGACTGAACAAGAGATGGGGGGTCTGATGGAAAACTTTCTACCATCTGAGAAGACCTTTACGCCAAACAGCGGTTATGGCGCGCAGGGCGACGTTCGCTTCTTGATCGCGCTCTTGGGTATGCTGAACTACGATCAGGTCATTCAGCTTACTCCAGAGACGCCGAAGAAAGTCGCGTACACACGCTTTGGTCGTAAGCTGCCTGAGAACGAATATAAGGTCGTGACCATTCAGCTTCCGAAGCCGCAGGGTGTTCGCGTCTACGAAAAAGAATTCACCGGCCATGGGACGCCAAAGCGACAGCATTGGGTCAGAGGTCATTGGCGTCGCTACAAAGACGCCAGAGGAAACGTAAGCAAGAGAGTCTGGATCGAGTCTCACATTCGGGGTAATGCCAATCTCGGAGTCATCGTCCACGACTACAAGCTCGAAAAGAAAGTGAGGTAAGGGGAGAAAGAAAGTGATCCTTTCTGGGCGGGGGGCCATAGGTTTGCCCTCGTCCTAGCAAAAGAACCCGATGAATTGTTCGTGATGTCACGCTGTCTTTGACAGAGTGGTGACCGCAAGGCCCACTTGGCGAACAATTTATGAAAGTTTAAGTAGCGGAATACAAGGCCATGTATCTCTACCTATCCAAGTCTCCCCGGCAATGTGGTTGCTCATGCTTGGGTAGGATGGGCAAAGCCTCTCGCTTTCGGCTGGTTTAGGATAGCCAGTTAGGTATTTGGGGCTAATACATGGAACACCTATTCTCAATCGAAGGGCAAAGGAGAATAGAATGCCATACTACGCACTGATCAACGGCAAGCACGCAACGCCGGGACTTTCATCCGAAGAAGCTATCTTGGATTTTGCGAGGAAAGGGGCCGAGAGAAACCACTGGCCCAAAATGAAAGATGATGATCGTGATAAATATATGATCGAAATCTACGACATGGAGTACCAAAAAAACGGTACCCAGAAGTTAATCAACAAATACTTCTGGATTGATGGGAAAATGGAAGAAGCAAATGAATCTTCCAAGCTCATGCACACGCAAGGGCGACATGTCGTGGATAAATTGTTTGGCTTGGGAGATCTGCAAGCAGACATGAATGATCCCGAAAAATTGTTCGTAGATATCGCTGTCATCGAAGATCCAACGACATCCACTGAGGATGGTTCGTTCGCTATGAATTTCGATAAGGCGTACATGAGCGAAGATGGCGGTGAAGACGGCGAAGAACACCACATCACGCGCATCAATGACCCGAACATGTTCAAAATCATCATCGACGCTGTAAGCAAGGACTTTGTGGACAATCGTCTTGACGGCAAGAGCATACTGAAGATTGAATACGGAGTGCATGGCAGGTCGTTCATGGACGAAGATACATATGTCCAAGGCTGGATTTATGATCGAGAGGGCCAGTTGATCGAGCAGCATGGATACCCAAGGAAAGGGTGGTAAATTGTTCGTGTTCTTGATACGTTCTGGTTTGTGTTAGTAGGTTCAAAAAGCCGAAGTAGGGTGAACGAAGTTGATAAAATGTAATGTTTTCAATATGTTGCTACTTACAACTTCGTGGTTGCAAGGATTGCGAAAAGTAACCAAAAATGGGGTTGTAAGCTACTGAAAACATTGAAACTTACAACTTCGGTTTTTTTACCCCTATAAATAGGGGGGAAGGTGTACGAACCTTCCCCCTGTAGCGTGAGGTGAACATGAGCGAAATAGATGAAGAAACATTGCGGATGCTGAATGATATCGGAACCACCCCGGAAGAGTGGTTCAGTAAATGTTGTGGGTGCGAAAAACTAATCACAGGAGCCGTCGTTAAGAGAGATGGGGGCGCAACCATGTGTGCTGAATGCAGCGTCTTGGCGCAGAGAAACGACGAAATGGAATGGATTGATGAAAGCAAACTACGATCTATCTCTTTTGCATTGCCAGATGAAGAAGAGGAGCCGCTGACAGAATACGAACAAATGCTTCAATACATGTTCGACAAAAGAGCAGAACGTATCGGCATGAAGAACGCAGGGTGGAAACAGACCGAGAGCGGTGTGTTCTATTACCCAGACGACGACAACCCCAAGATAATCCATCTGAGCTACTAGGAGCGCATAATGCCAAAGGTCGGCGAGAACCTAACCAAAGAAGCCCACGCAGCAGGACTGAGGCGGTTGAAGCCGCAGCAGCAAGAGTTCCTGAACAACTATTTGCACAAGGACATGACACAGACTGAGGCAGCGCGACAGGCAGGGTACAAGAACCCTACAGTCTATGCCGTAAGGCTGTTGCAGAACCCTGTGGTGCAGGAGCGTCTACAGGAGATGCGGCTGGAGGCACAGGCCAAGTTCGGGGTCACGGTGGACAAATCCATTCGGGACTTGAAGAAGATGAGAGATGAGGCTTGGGGCGCTGGTAAAATCAGCGAGGCCATTCGGGCTGAAGAGCTACGACTGAAGGCAGCAGGACTACTCATCAACAAACAGCATGTGGTGAAGGAAGATATCACAGCAGCCACCAAGGAGCAGATCACCGAAAAACTTGAGGAGTTCCGCCGACTTGCGGAATCAAGAATGGTGAATGTCACACCAGATGTAGTGGTTATTGAAAATGACCCACAAGATACAGTTTAGTATAGCGTAAGTCCCACTAAATCCCACTGCGCACACCGTGCGGGGGGAGGAGGCGGAGACTTCGGGCTTTGCGAAGAATTGTTCGGGTTCGGGGTTGTCGGGATCGGGCCTTCGGGTTCTTCGGGTTCTTCGGGTTCGGGGTCTTCGGGCTTCGGGCTTGACTTCGGGCTTCGGGATCGGGGTATGATCGGGGTATTCCTCCCCGACTTGCCCGGCTGCCAAGGCTGAATCGGTGGCCGGGCCTCTTCGGGGTCGGGCTAAACCTGAACAATTGTTCGGGGTCCGAAGATCTGCGCATGGATCTGGATATCTCCCTAAAGAAAGGCAGCCCCCGAATCCTCCTACCGGGGGCTGCCACCTTACCCGAACAATTGTTCGGTTTTCAGCGCAAAAAAAACTGGGCCTATTCGGCCCAGTTAATTGTGTCGGTGCTAACGACTTCGTAGCCCCTTATGTCTGGATGGGCGAGTCTGATGTGAGTTCCCTCTACCACGCCCTCGATGTCTTGGGTCTGAACCATCGTCACCTTGAGTGTGACGTAGACATCCATCTCCTTCTCTTTCGCAAAGAACTCCTCTGCGAACTCAGGAGTCATGAAGTTTTCTAAAGCCATGACGGCCTCCTCTGTGGTTGACTCATTATATATAGCAACCATTGCTACCAGGGTCAAGCGAAAAAAAATAAAAAAAATGTTTTTTGCTGTTGACCACTGTAGCAATGACTGCTACAACATATTTATCAACAACGAACAAGTGGAGGCCATCATGGCTTTACAAAATTTTATGACTCCTAAGTTTGCCTTTGAATCCTTTGGTGTGTTACCGCCAGAGAACTTCCTGAAAGAGTCTGACCCCAACACACGGTACGTCTGGTTTTTCTTTGAATGGCTGGACGAGGCGTTGGACTTCGCTGGGGTAAATGAGTCTGAAGATATCCGCACCGTAAACGTTAAAATGGGTACGGGTGAGACAAGTGAAATGAAGAGCATCTACGCTGTGGGAGTTTCCAATGACTTCTCGTAAGTTAGGATTTGGGTTTGCGAGCATCGGTATGCTGATGCTCGTACTCCTCACAGGAGTGGAGCCGGTCGATGAGATGGCCTTCTGGATTCATGCAGCGATGATGTGGATCGGGGTTATGGTTCTCGGACTCGGGGCGGTCCTAATGCACAACAGATAGGTTCGGGCTTTCTATATAGGGTGAAGGTCTGAATCTGACCCCCGGATTGCACGGATCCGGGGGTCTTTTTTTGTCTGCTGCTCAAACCCGAACAATTGTTCGTTTCCACTAGTTCCCCTCGTTCCGCCAGTACCTCCAGTATCACATGATACTTTTTCTGCTTTTTCTTGTTGACAGTGTTGCAATGATTGCCTATATATAATGTATCAACCAACTAAGGGAGGCCATCATGGCTGACATCAAGGAAGTACCGGGTGCAAGCACCTATCATAATATCGCTGAGCTTATGGACGCAATGGAAACAGCAGAGCGTGAGTCCATGAGCGATATTACAGATCGAATCATGGAAATGCCGCTGAGTGTGTCCGTGAGGTCTGGCTGGCAGCAGCCCGGCGTCAACGATCAATCGCCAGAGGAGTACGAACTTCTGCTGGGAACTGGGGGGCCAGCCGTCAGAGTATACGGCAGGCTTGACCAATACGGACGGCCAAGGAGCGCAGAACTACAAGGCCAAGACTGGTTTACTCCATGGGAGCGCACCACCGTGGATCAAGATGAGGAGGTCTTGCTGAACTTCGCAGGATATTTCTATTATGACTAAATACTTCGCGTATGGGTCTAATCTGAACAAGGAGCAAATGGCGTTTCGGACGCCATTTGCCACATCGGAAGGCCACATGTACATCGACAACTGGAGGCTCGTATTTCGGGGCGTAGCCGACATCGAACCGCATGAGGGCAGCCGCTTGGCTGTAGGTATGTGGAAGATTACCAAGCCTGATGAGGACAATCTCGACAGGTACGAGGGATACCCTCGACTGTACCGCAAAGAGGACATCCTCGGGATGATGACATACCGAATGAATAGCGTTGAAATCGTCCCGCCGTATGAGGACTACTTCAACACCATACTTGAGGGCTATCGGGACTTCGGGCTTGATACTGATCTGCTTTACGAAGCGCTCGATGATTCATGGATGAGAAAGACGAGGGCAGACATATGGTAAATTGTTCGGGCTTGGAGTGAGAGCGGGGATCTGTCCCCGCTCTTTTTTTGCCCGGGGTTCGGCGCTGGATCTTCGTAAACCGAACAATTGTTCGTTTTCTGTAGCGATTCAAGTTGGCGGAGATCTGGAAAAAATAAATGAAGATTTTGTTTATTGAGTGCTTGACCTGCTGCAATGATTGCTATATTAATAGGGAATCAACCGATAAGGAGCAGACCAATGAAACCTTTCTACTACACATGGATTAATGCGGGTGGTGAGTTGCGCACAGCTAACCTTCACTTGGATGGCACTGTCAGCGCACATCCTGACTACCTTAACTGGACACCTGATGAGATCAGGGAGCGCATCCTTGAGCGTGAGAACATCACGCTCAGCCAATGGCGTCGTGCTGACATTGCGCAACGTAACGGATGGTTGCGTTGGCTGGCATCTCTCAACGCTTTGCTTCAGTACAATCTAGAGAAGTTCTACGATGAGGAGCAGCAGATGCGGGACGACTACGAGTCGATGACCGCGTAACATTTCGGGAACTTCGGGATCGGGCAGCCTTCGGGCTGCCCTTTTTTGTTCGGGCTTTCGTGGTTCGGGCTTCGGGGTTTCGGGGTCGGGGTATCATATGATACTCGACTGCTGCCCCCATCCCCGGATGAGGCAAAAGCGAACAATTGTTCGTTAACTGAAATCTGGTTAACCAGCGAGCTGCTCGCACCCCATCTGGGCCGGCCAATTTTTTTCCGGCTCGGCATCAATAATTTTGCCGCGCCCAGCGTCTATATTTTGAGCGGTTCAAAAACCGCACAATTGCACGGTTTTACCGCTTGCAATTCGCAATGAATGCATGCTAGTTTCAAGGGGTGGCGCAATGGTGCGTCTACAAAACCGAAAAAAAGTTAGGAAAATCAAATGCTTACATCAACCACATCACTCACTCCGGTCTTCTTCACCGCTGGCGTCGAACTCGAATACAAGTGTCCGATCAGCTATCAGGAAATGCATCGCCGCCTGCAAGCCGCTGGTTTCACTTGGGCCAATGCCATGTATGACGGTTCGCCATCACCCGATGCCGAAACCATCTTCGCGCCGATGCCGGTAGACGAAAACGGCATCATGGAATGTGCGCAGGGTGACGTTGCCAGACTGATCGAGTTTCTGGAAAGTGAAGGCGCTGATTGCCCGACGGCAGTCACCGGCCTCGGCATGCACACCCACATTGGAAACCGTCTGGTCAAAATGGATCCGGCCACCTATTGGCAGGAAAGCAAAGACGCGCGCGTGTCCGGCCGCTGGTTCCAGCCCGACGCCGATCAGATGACCGACGTTATGTCCATCGCGCTGCTGAAAGATATCGTCATGCGCTATGCCGATCACCAGTCCGAGATCGACGCCGTTCTGGCGCGCTCTCGCCGTCATCATGGTGGCGCGTCGCGCTGGTGCCACAGCATCCGGCCTGTTGGCTTTCATGGCGAATATCGCGATCAGTTCGAGAACGCCACCAGCGTTAACCGCATGTCCACCATTCTTGGTTCGCTTGGCGAATGCCCCAAATATTCGGCCATCAATCTCGAGCACTGGTCTGGCAAAAACACCATCGAATTCCGCCAGCATCAAGGCACCCTGTCGCTGGAAAAGATGAACCGCTGGATCGGCTTGCTGGTCTCGATCATTAAGCACAGCGACCAGACGCGCATGAAATATCCGACGCTGGAAACCGTCCAGACGCCGATCATGCCGCATCGTCCGGCATCGCGGCTTGGCATCACATGGGGTATGTGTCGCCGTGATGGTGGCGCGCATGTTCAAGAGATCGTCGCGGCCACCGGCTCTACACCGGAGCGCGTCCGGCAGGTCATGTCCGAGTGGCGCGCCAGACATGGCGATCAGGCTGTCATCACCCACACCCAACAGAGCTACGGCCACCGGTACGGTTCCAGCAACGGCGCGCATGACCAGTGCGGCTACGAAATCGCCGAGACCTACCAGCGCGGCGAGGCCGGTGACGTTGAGCGGTTGCCTGATAACCGCGCTGGCGTAACGTCGATCTGGGGCGGCGTCTCCGACGATGCCTTCGAGTGGTTCAACGAACGCCGCGATAGTCTCCGCCGCTAGTGCAAAAAACCAAAATCCACCAGAGCCGCGCTCAGCGCGGCTCTTTTTTTGTGTACCTTACTAGCTCCCGAACAATTGTTCGCCCTGTACGGCGCTTAAATCGCCAGCAATCGGCATTCTGTGGGCCACTCTAGCAAACACTGCGCGCGGCGCGGCGGGTCCCTTGCCCTGCGGCGCGCTATGGCACCGGAACGGGGTGGGGGATATGGGGGACCCCTATTTTTTTTGTTGACATATGTGCGATTTGCACCAACTTCCCCACAAACAATCCCAAAAAAAATTATAAATCCCCACTTTTTTGTCTTGACATTTGATGCAATGTATGCGACACTGTATTTGTAAGTTCAACAAAACAAGGAAACTTAACATGAGCAAAATGAATCCAACGACAAGCCTTCCGTACTGGACTAAGACCAAGACCATCACTGTCGCTGAAAGGGGTGACGAGACTAGGTACATTCTTCCTAGCGGCAAATGGTGGCCTCTTCCTCCTCTAAAGGGGCAGGGTCAGGGTCATCAGTCTGGCACTTGGGCATACAAAGATACGCTGCGCCAGTGGCACGAGGAGGGTTGGACGACTAAGCGTGTACCCAACCCGAACTACAAGCCGCGTGCTTCTAAGAGCTTCATTAGCTTTTTTGGCATCGACTAAGAAAAAGGGCTGGGGCTTAACGGCCCCGCCCAATCAACCGAGCCAACAACCTTGAAAGGAGGTTCCCATGGCTAAACAAAACACCGCATCCGCATGGGTGCTTGAAGGTCGCCTTCACGGCGAAAAGGAGTGGGGTCATTATTGGACCTTCACATCCATCCTCATTGATGAGGTCAACGGCAATCCGCTTTTGGCTCCATCAGGCACCGATTATCGGTTCGATATCGGAAAGGCCCGTGCCGATTCCTCGTTGGCCCATCACCGTAAGACGTTTGGTGAGACTCAAGAGTTCCGCCTCGTCTTGAAGGACGATTGGTCGCCTGTCGATGAGGTAGACGTTGAGTACGTCTACAAGGGCAAGACCCGCAAAATCTAACGAAAGGGGGCTTCGGCCCCCTTTTTACTTGCGTTCACTCTGGGTTTGGTGCATACATTGCTTGCTACGGAGACACGCGGAAGCTGTTTTTGCCTTCAACCTCGTTACGAGCAGAGGCTACCGGTCAGTTGCCTCATGGTGTCTGGTTGAAGGCGAAGCGGAGTCTCATAGAGGGCAACCCCTCAAGATACATGAGGCTTCCGTTAAGAAGCGTAGGACATGCCGATGAAGCTATGTCCGCGTAAAGAAGCGTAGGATGATGCGAACGAAGCAACATCCGCGCTTCTTTTTTGCTTGACTTCTTGCAATCGTTGCACTATATTATGTGTAGATCAACTTAGTAGGGGGCTGAAGAAGCACGGAACGGTTGGTTTATGGGGCGGCAGACGAGCGGCTGCGCTGCAATCTTCCGTTCCCAGTGGGGCTGGGGTTGGGACTTATGAAGGTTCCTTCTCCCGGTTCCATCCATCTAGAAAAGGAGGGCGTAATGCCGAAGTTTGTATTGAAGGTTGGTGAGCCGGTAGAGTTTGAAGCGCCGGATGCCAGTGGATTTTTGGAAGTGTGGAGAGGCATGAGCCGAATGGCTGATGCGCAGGACGATGCGTGGCGTCGCACTGCGGCAGCGCTGGCATGCGATTGGAGTGGCAAGCCGGTTCGTTTCGACACGTTGGAGGACATGACATCTGACATGATGCGTCATGGGATGCTGGAGGCTCAAGGTGCTTAAAGCCAAAGAGTCTTACAGCATGTGGGATGGCATGGACATCCGCAACAATCGAGACACGCTGGGCATGACGCAGAGGGCATTGGCTCGTGCTTTGGGCATAAGTCACAGAATGCTTTGCTACTACGAGGCTGGCGAGAGGGACATTCCGAAGTCAGTTGAGTTGTCGATGCGTTATGTGATGCACAATCGCAAGAAAGAAGAAGAGCCGTCAGGTACCCTAGAATCTCAAGGTACCCTGACGGCTTTTGATCGTGAGCGTATTAGTCGTTTGCTATTAGCCATTGAGTCACATGAGGGCATGGACGCAGGGACTGACAAGCTGTTGCGACAGTCTTTGAAGGAGTTGGACTACTTATTGTCAAAATTTCCTGAATAACATATGATTCCCCTTAGATTTTCATCAAAGGGGCAGTTGCATGGCAAATTTTATGGGGCCGATGGCACCGCCGCAAGCGGCACCGAGTCAGCCGCCGCAGTTAGACATTCGCACAAATCCGAGTCAGAGAGCGCAGTTCAAGTCGTTCATGCAGGGGATGAATCGTTCGGTCATGCCACCTACTACTGCGCCGGTTGCCCCTATGCTTCCGGCACCTTCACCGATGGACGACATCGACATTTTTGCTCCTGCGCCGATGGCTAATGGGGGCGTCGTTGGTGGCCTTCAGAGTTTAGGCGAGATGTCTGGTCAGATGGTTGATGCTTTGAATACCGTCGTTTACGGCGGTAGTCAGGGTGGTGGCATGCCGTCTAGCGGTGGCATAGGTGGCCCGATGTCATCTGGCGGTGGTTTTGGTGGCGGTCAGATGCCTGCGCCGTTACCGCCGATTACTATTTTGCCTCCCGGCGCGACGCCTCCGGCTCTTCTTCCACCTGCTCCGCCGCCTATTGGTGCAGCGCCTAAACTTCCAGATCGTTTATCCTTGAACGACATGTCCTTGCTTGGCATGCCGACGCCAGCTTATATGCCCATGGATCCTGACGGCGATGGCATTGATAACTTTGGCCGTCCTATGGAGAGCCAATTAACTGATGAGCAGAGAGCGCAAGCGGAACAGGATCAGCAAGAGCGGTTGAAGAATTTGCGTTCAAGGTTTTCTGAAGGCGGTGCTTTTGGTTCTGGCAGCATGGGCAGTCCGCTTTCTCGTTTAGGTGTAATGGGCGGTCTTGGCAGCATCTTTGGCTATGAGGACGGTGGTCCTGTTGGTATGTTCTTGGGTGGCGATCCTCGTGCATACGGTGATGAGCGTGGTAGGCAGGACACGAGTGAGACTGCGCGAGAGCGTGTAGGTGGTACGAGTAACGTTTTCGCGGGTGATAGCTCTTCTCGTGAAGAGAGGGATGAAACTGAAAGAAGAGTCAGAGAGGTTGTCGCCGCTGCACAGAAAGCAGAGGACAAAGGACAGTTTTTTGAAGATACGGCTGTTTCACAATCTCCTGTTAATTTGTTCCCCGGCAGTAGTATGCGCGGTGAGCCGGTTGCCAGCATGGGGGTAACTGACGCAGACGAAGTTATGGCTCCAGCTTTGTTTGATGATGAAGTCAATGTGGGCGAAGCTCAACGTCTTGCCAATCAGCTTATGAACATGAGGGCTGGAGATTTTGATTTTGGCCCTGCTATTGAGCCAATCGCAGCACCAATCATTGATCCAAACGCAGATGTTTTTGCCATCCCTGTAATGGAACAGATTGCTGAAGAGCAAAGGGCGCGCAGATCGGTTGAGGCTTCTGATGTAGGCGGTCCTATTGGTTCTGACAACGTTATATTTAGCGGAGTAGAGGACACTTCTGTAGGCGGACCACTGGCTGAAGCTGGCAGTTCTGTAGACAGGCTGATGGTGACGCCGATTACGAATCTTAGGGGCGGTGGTCAGCGCACTGCTGGCGAGGATCTTACCATGAGGTCTGAGTCAGGCATTGCCAAGAAGCTTCCTCAAAATATCATTGAGAACATAAACAAGGGCAGGCCAGCCGTTATTGATGCGCGGAGTGGTCAGATCACTGGTTACGTAGGCGAGGGTTTGTTTGGCATTGGCAACGCTTATACTGGCCGTCCGGGTTATGATCCTTTTGGTCCGAACGCGACTTTTGATCAAGCGCGCAATGCGTACATTGTTCAACCGGATATTATGAGCAATGCTGGTGCGCCAACCAGTGATGATCGTGTGTTAGCGACTCCGGCAGTTCCGGCAAGTCCGACACAGCCACCTGCCACACCGAACCCGCCTATGATCACTCCCCCAGATAATCCGCTCTTTCCAGCACCCCCACAAGATGTAGTGGTTCCCTCCCCGCGTGGGCCTGTGAATATTGGCGCTCCGGTTCTGAGTGCGCCGAACATTGCTCCAGTTCAGCCTGTTGGTTTGCCGCAGTCGTTCTTGGATTTGTTGGCAAGCTTTAACCGTCCGGCTCCGGTAGCCATGCAGGATGGTGGCGCAGTTTTGGACAAGGCCGCTGACAATTTCTTGGAGGCGCTGAAAGTAGCGTAGGGCTGTGGACGAAGCCTTTAACATAAACACAGAGTACCTTACTGATGCTGAGTTAGAGCAGCTTAGTAAGCATCTGGACAAATACAAAGAACTACATGAGCGTGATAAGCTTCAGGGCGAGTTTCTGGAGTTTGTTCGCCATGTCTGGCCTAGCTTTATCGCTGGCAGTCACCATAAGATTTTTGCTGAGAAGTTAGAGCGTGTCGCCAAGGGTGAGCTAAAGAGGCTTATCGTGAACATGCCGCCTCGTCATACGAAGTCTGAATTTGCGAGTTATTTGTTTCCTGCGTGGGTTATGGGGCGCAATCCTCATACCAAGATCATTCAGGCGACGCACACTGCTGAGCTTGCAGTTGGCTTTGGTCGAAAGGTGAAGAACCTTCTCGACAGTGAGATTTACCGTGATGTTTTTCCTGAGATCGAATTGGCTAGGGACGCTAAGGCTAGTGGTCGCTGGTCTACGAACGAGGGCGGCGAATACTATGCTGTTGGTGTAGGCGGTGCGCTGGCAGGTCGTGGTGCCAACCTTTGTATCATTGACGATCCTGTATCAGAGCAGGATGCGTTGTCTCCCACCGCGTTAGATGGGATTTACGAATGGTACACATCAGGACCGAGACAGCGACTACAGCCGGGCGGGGCGATCATCATCGTAATGACGAGGTGGTCGATCAGGGATTTGACCGCGAAGGTATTGCAGAAGCAGGCCGAGGGCGGAGCGGACCAGTGGGAGGTTGTGGAGTTTCCGGCGATCTTCCCCGATACAGACAACGTATTGTGGCCCGAATTTTGGAGCAGAGACGAGTTAGAAGGTGTTAGGGCAAGTATTCCTGTTAGTAAGTGGAATGCGCAATACCTCCAGAACCCGACCGCCGAAGAAGGTGCAATCATCAAAAGGGAGTGGTGGAATGTTTGGGAAGCTGATGATCCGCCGCCGTGTGAATACATTATTCAGAGCTATGACACGGCGTTTACAAAAAGCGAAAGAGCAGACTATAGCGCTATTACAACGTGGGGTATCTTCTACCCGGACGAAGGTGATGAGCCTGCCATTATTCTCTTGGATGCGGAAAAAGGACGATGGGAGTTCCCAGAGTTAAAGGACGCAGCTTTGAGGCTCTACAACGATTATGACCCTGACATGGTGCTAATCGAGCAGAAGGCATCTGGTACGCCTCTTACGCATGAATTGCGTCAGATGGGCATTCCTGTAAGTGCGTTTACCCCCGGCAGGGGCGCTGACAAGTTTTCTCGTATGAACGCCTGTGCGCCTGTATTTGAGAGTGGGATGGTCTGGTCGCCAGAGTCTAGATGGGCTGAAGAGGTCATTGAGGAGTGTGCGGCGTTTCCCAACGGCGAACACGATGACTTGGCCGATAGCATGACACAGGCTATACTTCGTTTTAGACAAGGTGGTTTTATACGCACCCGTGCTGATTATGAAGACGAGGACATTCACGCATATCGGCGTCGCAGGGAGTATTACTGATGGCTAAGAAAAAAGCTGACATCACGAAGATGAGCTACAAGGAGCTTGATAAGTATATCAAGCAACTTAACAAGCCTTTGGTCGTTGAGCCTGTGAAGCCGATAAAGAAAGCCGAAGGCGGCGCGGTTTTGTCTAATCGTGGTGGTTCGTTCAAAGGAGTTAGATGATGAGCAGACTAAGCGACGAAATGATCGAAGAGCTTGACGATCTTATGGATGACCTGACCCCCGGTGAGCGTGGTGATTTCGAGGCTTATCTCGACATGGATCATCCCGGTGGCACTCCTGATATGAACAGTCAGATCAAGTATCTGAAGAGCATCAAGGGCCGTCGCATGATGGACGGCGGTGAAGTTGTTCCCAAGAAGTACAAGGGTTTTTCTAAGCTCCCTGAGAAGGTGCAGAACAAAATCGACCCTGCGCTTGCGAAGAAGTACAAGAATGGTGGCGCAGTCATGGCTGGTCGTGGCGGCAAATTCAAAGGAGTAAAGTGATGGCTGATACTGGTAAGAAGATTTCTGATGCCGATAAGGCTCTTATGAGGCGTATGATGGGCCGCCAGAGTGGAAACGTTATTTCCGACGCTGACAAGGCTCTTATGAGGCGTATGAAGCCCAAGCTGAAAAATTCTGAAATGAACGAGATTACTGCTATCGAAATGCAGCGGAGCCTCAACCCTTACTCTGATGCTGATAGAGAGCTTCTTCGTAGGCAGCCCACTCGTAAGCCTAAGAAGATGAAAAAGGGTGGCGAAGTTTGTCGTGGTGCTGGCGGCGTTGATGGCGGCAATCGTGGCGCACAGTTCCGTGGTGTGAGGTAACTATATGTTGTATAAGGGCAAAGAGGCTGGCGTCTGGCTTTGTGTCTCTTGCCCTTCGACGGCACGGCTGCTTGACCCACACCAAGTAGCGCCGATGTCAGCCTCACCTAGAGGAGTGAAAGATGAGCAACGAATATAACGAAGCAATTCTTGAGCGGTTGTTCGAGGAGGGTCTTGAGCTTTTCGATGGTGACGAGCTTCGCGCAGAAAAATATGCGCGTGACGCTTTCGAGAAGTTACCAGAACCTGACTACAAGCAGGATGGCGGTGAGATTTTAGCTCCCTTCAAGGCTCCTCCTGCTAGTCAAGAAATGTTTTCTAAACTTCAAGATCGAACCAATGTTTTCACTGATCCTTTAGGCAGCAAAACACTTGGCGCTATAAACCGAGCAATTGTTGGCGCTCCCATCGACATTGTTGATGCTGCTGGTCGTGCAGGCGAAACAATGCTTCGCGGCGCTGCCAAAGGTGCAGAGGGAATCATGTCAGCCCTTGGTTCTAGCGATGCGATGGCGAAGCGCATGGGCCGTGACGTATATGGTTTAGGCGTGGCTGCTGGCACACTTGCGCCTACCGCTGGACCGAAGATGACGCCCGGCCAGAGCAAGAAAGCTATGTATCTTCAGGATCAGGCAAAGAAAGCCAAAAGCTCAGCGGCTAAAGAACTGGCCGCTGAAAAGTATGAGCGTGCTGCTGTTGAGGACATTGTGAATGATCTTTATGGCAAAGAGCTTATGAAATCTGAGCTTCGTGATGATGTTCCTGATCTTTTCGTAACTGATAGGTTTGGCACCAAGAAGTTTGATCAAGAAGGTTTGGACGATTTTGTGGATGAGGTCAGCAACAATTACTTTGCTAATCGCGTGGATTCAGAAAGTATGAGCTTTGGCAAGGGGATGTCTCCAAACGAGGCTATTATTTCGGCGCTCAAGCAAGCAGAGAAATCTTTTGAGCTTGGTGGAGATATTCCTCCCAGCACGTACATTTCAGACGATGTAATTGCTAGGATGACCAAGGACTACAACTTGGGCGGGAAGGGTAACTAATGGCTGTTGAAAAGGGTATTGGCGCAAAAGGCGACGAGCCTAGCAAAGAGATTGAAGACGCTGAAATTGACGTTCTCATGCTTCCTGAAAACCCTGACGTTCAGGAGATGGAGGATGGATCTGTTCTTGTTGGTGAGATCGAAGAAGAGATTGAGGTAGCCCCAGTTCCTTTTGACGCTAACCTCGCTGATTATATTGACAGTAGTGAGCTTTCGAGAGTTTCGAGCGATCTAGTTGGCGATATTGAAGAAGACATGTCTTCTCGCAAAGATTGGGAAGACACGTATAAGCGCGGCATTGACCTTCTGGGCATGGAATACGATGAGCGCACTGAGCCGTTCGAGGGTGCAACAGGCGTCGTTCACCCGCTGCTTTCCGAGTCCGTAACACAGTTTCAGGCACAAGCATATCGTGAGATGCTGCCTTCTGGCGGCCCTGTGCGCACACAGATTGTTGGCGTAGAAACGGGTGAGATGGTCGCTCAAGCCGAGCGTGTTAGCGACTACATGAATTACATGCTCACCTATGAGATGGAAGAGTATGATCCTGAGACAGATCAGATGCTGTTCTATCTGCCGATTGTTGGCTCTACCTTCAAGAAAGTTTACTTTGACCCGCTGCTTCAGCGTGCCGTCAGTAAGTTTGTACATGCCGAAGATGTTGTTGTGCCTTATGGGGCCACTGATCTTCTGACTTCTCCTCGCATTACTCACATCATTCACATGGACAGCAACGAAATCCGCAAGATGCAACTTGCTGGTTTTTATCGTGATGTTGATTTGCCGAATAGCGGAAACCCGAACAATTATTCGGAAGTTCAAGAATCTATTGATGAGGCGCAGGGCGTACAAATAGCTGGCCCCTCTCAAGAAATGACGCTGTATGAGGTTCATACGTCTTTGGACCTTGAAGGTTTCGAGGACATGGACTCTGATGGTGAGCCTAGTGGCCTCAAACTTCCATACATCGTGACCATTTTGGAGGCGACAGGCGAGGTTTTGTCTGTTCGCCGCAACTATGATCAAGAAGATGCGCTGATGCGCCGGAAGCAATATTTTGTCCATTATAAGTTTTTGCCCGGACTCGGCTTCTACGGCTTTGGCCTGACCCACATGATTGGAGGGCTGTCTCAAGCCTCTACAAGCATCCTACGGCAGCTTATCGACGCTGGCACGCTATCTAACCTACCGGCTGGCTTTAAGGCCCGTGGTGCGCGTATTAGGGACGAAGACCAGCCATTGTCTCCGGGTGAGTTCCGCGATATCGACGCTGCTGGTATGGATATCCGCCAATCCATCATGACTTTGCCGTTTAAAGAGCCTTCAGGAACGCTTTATCAGCTTCTTGGGACGCTTGTTGACTCAGGGCGGCGTTTTGCCTCCATGGCCGACATGAAGATTGGAGAAATGGGCGGCGAAACTCCAGTTGGCACGACTATGGCTATCATGGAGCGCGGCACAAAGGTAATGAGCGCTATCCACAAGCGCTTGCATTACTCTCAGAAGATCGAATTTAAGCTTTTGGCCGATGTTTTTGCCAAATTTTCTGCCCCCATGTACCCATATGAGGTGTTTGGGGCAACTCCCGACATTAAGCAGAGTGATTTCGACTCCAGAATTGACGTTTTGCCAGTTTCTGACCCGAATATCTTCTCAATGTCGCAAAGAATTGCTTTGGCACAGACACAATTGCAGCTTGTGCAGTCCAATCCAGAGATTCATGGCGGTCCACAGGGCGTATATCAGGCATATCGCAAGATGTATGAGGCTTTGGGCGTTACGAACATAGATTCTATCTTGCCAAGGCCGCCACAGCCCCAGCCAATGAACCCTGCGCGTGAAAATCAAGAAGCATTGCGTAATCAGAGGCTGCAAGCCTTCCCTGATCAGAATCATCAGGCTCATATTGAGGCCCATCTGGCTATGCTTTCAACCCCAATCGCGCAAACTAATGCGAATATCGTTATGACACTGCAAGGCCATATTTCTGAGCATATTGGAATGATGGCGGAGGCCCAAGCGCAGCAAGAAGTCATGGCTAATGTACCACCTGAAGCGCAAATGATGATGCAGCAAGATCCAATGATGCTGCAACAGCTTCAGGCTCAAGTTGCAAATCGTGCGGCAGAACTGATCGGCGAGTTGACCGAACAGTACGCACAAGCAGTTGCTCCTGCTGATAACACTGATCCACTGGTAGCAATCAGGCAGCAGGAGCTTGCTCTACGTGGCGCTGAGATTCAGGAGAAGTCTCGCCAGTTTGAGGAGAAGCAAGATATGGAGCGTGAGAAGGAGCGCAATGACGTTCTTCTCGCACAGCAAAGGCTTGATTTGCAGGAAGAAGCAAATGAAGAGCGCATCAGAGTCGCTGATGACCGTGTGCAAGCACAGCGAGATATCGCTGCTGCCAACCTGATGAATAGGAGACAATGATGTCAGCTAGTTCACAGTCCCGCAAAGTCGCGGAACAAATGAAGGCTAAAAAAGTGGAGCGTCGCCATGCCCTTGAAGAAAGGCAAAAGCCAGCAGACGATCAGCAGCAACATCAGCAAGCTGAGATCGGAGGGGTATCCGCAGAGGCAAGCAATAGCGATAGCCCTGTCGCAAGCGGGAAAAAAGCAGCGAAAAAAGCCGCGCCCAAAAAAGCCGCAGCAAAGAAAAAAACCGCTAAGAAAAGCTAGTGGCGGAACAGTTTCTCGCTTCTCTAGTATCGCTAGACCGCAAAGGTTCTTAGGAGTCAGATAATGGCTGGTAAAGATAAATACGGTCCCGGTTTTACGCCGCCCAAGCCAATCCCTATGAGTAAGATGTTTCAAGGCTTGACGGATGAGCAGTTGAAAGATCTTAAAGCGGCTCTAGAGGCTGGGAAAAGGGGGTTTAGCTATGACAACAGAACA